TTATATTTCACGCAAAAAGACACTCTTAATTGCTGGTATTTGCCTGTAAATTCTATTGGCGGTGCAGCATCACCTTTGTATTTTGGTGGAATAGCTAGAAATGCTGGTTATTTGCAAGCTATGGGTACTTGGACATTAGATGCTGGTCAAGGCGCTGATGACTATGCAGTATTTGTAACTTCTATGGGCGAGGTTATTGTATATAACGGTACTGACCCTGACAATGCTGACACATGGCAATTAAAAGGTGTTTGGCAAATAGGTCAAACTTTTAGCCGTAGATGTTTCTTTAAATGGTCAGGCGACCTTTTATTGCTAACCCAAGACGGTCTTGTGCCTCTTGCGTCTGCATTGCAATCTAGCCGCCTAGACCCTCGTGTAAACCTTACAGATAAGATTTTTTACGCTGTAAGTCAAGCGGCAACTAATTACTTTGCTGAATTTGGTTGGCAAATTAATTATTTTGCAAGCGAAAATATGCTTATATTAAATATTCCTGTACCTAGCGGAATTGAGCAATATGTAATGCACACCATTACTAAATCATGGGCTAGATTTACAGGTATTCAAGGTTATTGCTGGGAAGTTTCAGGCGATAACGATATGCACTTTGGAAGCAACGGATTTGTAGGCACTTTCTACAGCGCAACTTCTGACGATGAAAGCAATATTACTGCAACTGCACAACAGGCTTATAGCTATTTTGACACCCCAGGTCAATTAAAACGCTTTACTATGGTTCGCCCTATATTGCAATCTACAGGCGGTGTACCTAGCGTTTTATGTGGTATTAGTGTGGATTTTGACACTCAATCTCAATTAGGCGCTGTGTCATTTAACCCTACTACGCAAACAGAAGGTATTTGGGACACTTCTAAATGGGATGGAAGTGTATGGGCTGGTGGACTTATTACTACTAAGATTTGGCAAGGTGTAACAGGAATTGGCTATACAGGCTCTGTAAACCTTAACGCTGCCAGCCGAGGAATTGAATTGCATTGGGCTTCAACCGATTATGTAATGGAGGCTGGAGGTGTCGTTTGATATTGCTTAATCAGCAAAGTCTTAAAGATTGGGCGATTAAACATCAAATGCCATCACCGCCTGACGCACATTATTTGGGTCAAATTATTAACGGTGAAATCCGTGCAGTAGTCGTAGATTGTAGTTTTTTTGGTAAATCCTGCTGTATTCATGTGGGGTCAGAAGGGCAACATTGGGCAACCAAAGACTTTCTAAAAAAAGTGTTTGATTATCCGTTTAACACCTTGAAATTAAAGGTTATAATTGGCACAGTTGCAGGGTCTAATGAAAAAGCCCTAAAACTAGACCGACACCTTGGTTTCAAAGATGTTGCCTTTATCCCTGACGCACATAATGATGGGGATTTGGTCATTTTAGAAATGCGCCCCGAATATTGTAAGTGGGCATAGGAGATAGTTATGGGTGCAGGTAGTCCAATTCAAGCAGTCCCTCTTGGAGGGCCATTAAGCATTACAGAAACACCTAATTATTCAAATGTTGGTGTTGGTTTTCCTGCAATGGGTGTAAATGCAAATGGAACAACTACACCATCACCATCTAAAGTTTGGAGTGAAACTCAAGGTCAATGGGTAACTGCTGGGCCAAACTCAGGTGCTATGCCTTCATCAAATATTGGCGGTTTAAATTCTGCATTAGGTACAACTAGCACCGCAGCGCCTATGCAAACATCAACTTATGATACTTCTGCTGCGCCTACGCCTATGCCAATAGCAAATCCAACTGTAGGAAATGCTAATACAGCTACTTTGGGAACAGGTCAAACATCTAGTCCTTTTCAAGGTAGTGGAAACCCTTATATTCAAGCCGCACAAGCTACCACTATGGGTAATTTGTATGGCGCACAAGCAGCTACGCAAGCTAACCGTATTAACCAAAACACTCCTTATGGTTCATTAAACTACACCCAAGGCGTAGACCAATACGGTAATCCTACCTGGACTGCTAACCAGCAATTAAGCCCTGAATTACAGGCTTTAACACAATCATCTTTACAAGGTTTGCAACAAAGTCAAGCAAACCCTATGTATGGTATTAACCCAGGACAAACATATAGCAACGCTATTTTGAGTCGTTTGCAACCTATTCAGCAACAACAACAAAATAGAGTTGCAGCACAGTTAGCTAACCAAGGCGTAGTGCCTGGTACTGAGGCTTATAACAGAGCGCAAACTCAACTTGCACAACAACAAAACGACCAACTTACTTCCGCTATTGTCGGTGGTATGCAAACTGGTTTGTCTGCACAACAACTGCAAAACCAAACTGCCGCCAATATTAAATCTTTGGCTGCGCCTAATTACATTAACCCATACACTCAAGCTGCGGTTGCAGGCCCTGATTACCTTGGTGCTTATACAACTAGCCAAGCTGCACAAATTGCCGCACAAAATGCTGCAAACGCAAAAGCTGCAAACTTACAAACTGGCTTGTTTGGTTTAGGTTCTTCTGCACTTTTAGGCGCTGGTGGAATTGGAAGTTTAGGCACAAATGGCACAGGCGGTAGTGGATTGTTAGGACTTGGTAGTTCTGCATACAATACTTTATTTGGCAATAATGGTTTAAATAACCCATTTGTTAGCAGCACAGACTATATGAATAACATTGGCGCTACAAGTAGCGGTGCTTTCAATCCAGCTATGTCTAGCAGCGATTATTTAAATAACCTTTACGGTGACCTTGGAATATTCTAATGTTTAAAAGTAAACATTCAGGTTGGACTTGGGATTTAAGACGCACACCTTTTGGTGGGGGCGGTGGTGGTGGTTTTGACATTACCAATCCTATTGATTGGAGAGGAGCAGGAGAAACTTTAGCTTCAATAGACCCAGGCCCTGCTATTGGTGAAGGATTGGCTTCTGTAGACAAATTTATGACCAATTTAACGCCTTATGGATGGGCGTTGCCAGCAGCTATTGTTGCAGCATATTTTACTGGTGGTGGTTCTTTAGCAGCAGAAGGAGCAGCAGAAGCTGGTTCTGCAGCAGCATTAGAAGCTGGTGCGACTGAAGCAGCAACAGCAGCAGGAGAAACAGCATTTTCTGAAGCAATAGCGTCAGGCGCTTCAGAGGCAGCAGCCACAGAAGCCGCCAATGCAGCAGCAGCAGAAGCAGCAGCAAGTTACACAGGCGCAGCTACAGAAGCAGGCGCTTCACAATTTAGTCCTGAAATGATTCAATACGCCAATTCTTCTGGCGACCCTATTGGCACTTTAACCAAATTGCAAGGTTTAACACCTGAAGAATTTGCTTCAGTAACTCAATATATTGGTGGCGCACCAACAGCAGGGGAATTAACTGCTGGACAAGATTTAGCGCAATTAATGCAATCTTATCCTGATTTAAGTCAGGCTCAATTAGAAGATATTTTAAAAATTAATTATGGCGCAGACCCAACTGTAGCTTCTGATGCTGCTAATTTGGCTAAAAATGGTTATGATGCTGCCACAATTAATCAAGTATTAGGATATTCATATAATCCAACTGAATTGGCTGGCACAGGCATTGAGTCAAGCGCATTAAATACAGCTTCAAGCTCAGGTTTATCTGACACACTTTCAAACATTAATCGTGCTAGAAATATTGCTAAATTATTAGGTCAAGATACATCAAAAATTCAATATAAAAATATGCCCACCCCACAAGAGTGGACTCAAAATGCACAACAAGTATTATTAAACCAACCTGCACAACAACAATTTGGTGGTTTATATGAAATGAATAAAAACCCATTTACATTTCAAAATCCATTAGCAGGTGCTTTAGCAGGTAAGCCAGCAGCAGGGTTGGATGTTTCTGGCGCTGGCGGTCAAGCATTAAATACACAAAACCAAACAGCAAATTTGCTTAGAACATTTGCATAGGAATTATCATGGCACTTACAGCAGAACAACAAGCATTAGACTTTAATCCTGAATTACAGGATGTTAGCCGCCAAAGAAAATTGGCTGATTTGCTAATGTCCCAAGGTATGCAACAACCACAAGGTCAAATGATTAGTGGTCACTATGTTGCGCCTAGCTTTGCACAACAATTAAACCCATTAGCTAATATATTGGCAGGGCAAGCTGTTGGTAGTCGTGCTGATACAGAACAAGCAAAAATGGCAGAAACATTGCGTACTGTAGGACAGCAAGAAGTTCAATCTATTTTGCAAGCAGCACAAACTGACCCTAAAGCAGCATTAGCTTTAGCTTCTTCTGCTAAAACACCACAAGGTCGTGCATTGGCGCAGTCTTTAATGCAAAGCGTATTACCTAAGAAAACTGACAAACTTATTGA